AGAGAGTCAATTATTAATGCTAAGAATAGCACTAAAATTTTTAAGGATGGGGCGACTCTCCTCAAAGACGCTTTAAGGGATTAAATTTTGTTTAATGTTAGATAAATAAATAGTTTTAATATTAAATGGGAGTACCAAAGAATTTTCACGGTAAGCCAGGTAGAAGTGGAAGGAAGAGTGCTTACAATGAATACAACAAAATAAACGCTATAAACAAACTATGGGAAAAGATTAATAATAAAGTTATGGCAGGGGAAGAGCTTACTGAATATGAAGAGAAGCTCGTTTTAGCGTTATTACCTAAAACAATTAAAACAGAAACCGATATAACAAGTAATGGTAAATCTTTAGTAGTTAATTTAGATAAAGACATAGCTGATAAATATGCTTCTCACGCCCTGCCAGAAGATAATAGCGAAGGACAACCACAGGTTTAGAGTTGCTAATTGCGGAAGAAGATTTGGCAAGACCGTATTAGCAGCTGAAGAAATTAAAGGTAAAGCTATTGCAGATGAATGTCGTATAGCTTATATTGCTCCCACCTATGGACAAGCTAGAGATATTATCTGGCAGTCTTTAATAAAGGAACTTAAAGAAGTATCAGTTAAGATTAACGAGAGTAGACTTGAAATAGAAGTCCATAATCTTAAAGGAACTACCTCACTTATTCAGTTAAGAGGATGGGAAAGTGTAGAAACATTAAGAGGACAGAAGTTTCATTTATTAGTAATTGATGAAGTAGCTATGATGAGAAATTTTTGGCTTAATTGGCAAGAAGTTTTAATCCCCACACTAACTGATACTAAAGGAGAAGTATTATTTACTTCAACACCTAAAGGATTTAATCATTTCTATGAGTTATATCAACAAGAGTTATCTAATCTTGACTGGAAATCATTTCATTTTACCACCTATGATAACCCCTATATAGAACAAAGTGAGATTGATAAATTAAAGACACAAATGACTGATGATAGATTTGCTCAAGAGTATGAAGCCCAATTTAAACGAACAGAAGGAATAGTCTATAAAGAATTTAATCGTGATTTAGATATAACTGAAAAAGAACCTTTAAGAGTTAATAAAACAATACTAGGATTAGATTTTGGCTATACCAACCCTACTGCTATATTAAAAATAGACATAGACCAAGACAATACTTATTGGATAAGAGAAGAATGGTATAAGACCGGACAAACTAACGAGCAGATAGCTGAAAAGGCTTTATCATTTAAACCAACAGTAGTTTATCCTGACCCTGCTGAACCTGACAGAATAAGTGCTTTAACTAGATTGGGCTTAAACTGTCGTGAAGTAAGTAAAGATATAAGTGCTGGTATAGACAGCGTAAGGGAATTATTTAAACAAAGACGCATTAAAATCCACCCTAGCTGTAAGAACCTCTTATTTGAAATAGAAACCTACTCATACCCTGATAAAAAGCCTGACCAAAACGAAAAGGAAGTTCCTATTAAAGAGAACGACCACGCACTTGATGCTTTAAGATATGCTCTTTACTCTTATAGACCAAGTGTCAATATTTTAAATCAATTACAGGACAAACAAACCTTTAAATAATATGTTATCAACGAAAGTATACGAAATAGTTGAGCGAACTAAAAGAGATGTAGAGTTTAGTGAAAATTATCATTTTAATCATTACGAAACGATTAAAAGAATTAACCTATATCTTAATAACCGCTTTCTATCTAAAAATAATGGTATATTCTGGAATATATCAAATCCAAGAGTTCAACACTTCGCAAAGAATATTGAATTAGACACAAAAGACTTAATGCCTTATGGAGTTGGAGAGACTAATATGGCTCAATCTTGGGTATTACGCATTAAATTAAGACAATGGCTTGATGAAGAAAAATTAGCTATTGAATTAAATGATTTAGCTGAAACTTGCTCTGCTTATGGTAGTGCTGTTTGGAAAATTGTAGATAATAAAGCTGAAATGGTTAATCTATCTAATCTTTACTTTGACCCATTATCTAAAGAAATTAACGATAGTGATTTAGTAGAACTACATTACCTTACAAAAAATGAGTTAATGGAGAAAAAGGAAGTCTGGGATAGTGAAGCTATTGATAAGGTTTTAGAAGAAGAGAGTGAAGATGGAAGATATGAGGTTTGGGAGTATTATGGAATGACTGAAGAAGAAGATGAATACACTTTTAAAAGGGTGGTAGGTTATGGTCGTGGTGATGAAGAAACTATCCTTTATGAAGAAGAAATGAAAAAGGAAGACAGCCCTTATTATGATTTTCATATCGGTAAATACGAAGGTCGTTGGTTGAGAATTGGTGTAGTTGAAAGATTATTTTCTTTACAAGAAAAAGCTAACAAGTTAGTTAATCAAAATGACCAAGCTAGTGAGATTGCTTCTTTACTACTTTTAAAGAGTGCTAACCCTGACTTTACCGGAAACATCCTTGAAAAAACTATCAATGGAGAGATTATCCCTGATGAAACTTTACAACAAATTGGTATTACTAATGTAGGATTAAATAATTTTATACAGGAAATGACTTTAATTGAAGCTCAAGCTGATAGATTATGCTTAACTCCTGAAGTTATTAGTGGTGAACCTTTACCAAGTGGAACACCTTTTAGAAGTTTAGCTGCTTTAACTAACGCTGCTAGAAGTGCCTTTAAAATGATTAGAGAAAGAATTGGTGAAAAGATAGGATACATTTTAAAAGAAGAAATTTTACCTGATGTAATTAAGAATTGGAATAAAGGCGATTTATTAAACATTGTAGAAGATGATGTTGATATAGAAATGTTTAACCAATCTCTTATAGCTAGGACAATGAGAAACGCTATTTTAAATGGAAAGCTGGTTGATAGCCTAGCCCTAGAACAGATTGAAAAAGCTGTTACCAGTCAAGCTGAAAAGCAAGGTAGAAAACTAAAAATACCTAAAGGATACTTTAACTTTAAATATGGTATTAAGTTTAACATTACTGGTGAAGCTTATGACAAAGCTCAACAGAATGCTGCTTATGAAGCTGCTATTAATTATATGATAGCTAATCCAGCTTTCATAAATACTCCACTAGCTAAACAATGGCTTGAAAACAATGGTATATCTTATTGGAAGATTAAACCTGAAGAAATACAGCAACTAGCACAAGGACAACAAGCTATGGGTGGACAAGGTGGACAACCACAATCAACTGAACCTAAAAAAGATACTCTTATGAGTTCAATAGATACCGAATAATATGAACGAAATACAAAAAAAAGCTATTAAGAATATTGTAGAACAAGAAGGCTTTAAATATATAGAGCAAGTCTTTTTAGATGAGATTTTAGAAGGAAAAAAACCTATTAACTTTAAAACTGAAGGAAAAACTTCTGAAATGATTGCTATTGAGGCTATGGCTAGAGAAAAGGCAAGTAAAATGGTTACGAATGTATTATCTAAACTTAAGAGAATTAAATATGAAGATAAAGTAGAGAAAAAGGATTGGAAATAAGTAGAATGGCATACATCAGCGTTCAAGTCGCTGACTACTACAGATTGACCTACTAATAGGTCTAGGGACTAAACCCAAATAAAATGATTACAAATTAATGACAAAACATTATGTCAAATGAAAACAAAGTAGAGGAAACTACTGAAAAAAATGACGAGTTAGAGGAAGAATCTAACGAAGAGTCTGAAGATAAAACCGAAGAGGAAACCGAAGATGAATCTAACGATGAATCTGAAGAATCTGATGACGCTGCCAATGAACTTGAAAGGTTAAGGAAAGAAAACAAAACCTTAACTATCCAAAAGGATAAGTGGAGAACAAAGGCAGAGAATGTTAAAAAAACTAACGAACAAGTTAGTAATATTCCAGAAAAACAGCAAATCTTAGAATTTTCAAGACTTGCTGCTAAAGGTTATACTGATGAAGACATTGACTTGCTAATAGATATTAAGTCCTTAAAAGGATTTAAAACCCTAAAAGAAGCAGAGGAAACACAAATCTTTAAATTAACCCTTAAAGAAAGGGAGGAAATAGAGAAAAGAAAGAAAGCATCATTAGGTGCTTCAGCTTCTAGTGGTAAGAGTTCAAAACCTACCACAAAAGAAGACCTTAAAAAACAATGGCTTGGTAGATAATCATAGAATATTGCTGACTTCAATAAATTTATGGGAACAGACCATATGTCAGACACAACTCTTGCTGACCAAATCCCTGAAATTTGGGGGAAGATGATTAATGACTTCTATAAAGAAGATTTAATCTTAGCTGGTTTTTTTACCGACAGAAGTGAAGAACTTTATGACGGTGGAGATACTGTCTATACTCCAAATATCACAGAAATGAGTGCTAACACTAAGGTTAACGGTTCTCAAGTGACATTAAATGCTAACACAGATACTAACGTAACTTTAACAGTTACTACTTGGGATGAATGTTCATTCTTAATTGAAGACAGAGAAGCTGCTCATATTAAAAGAAGTTGGAGCTTAGTTAAGAAATATACTAAGAACGCTGCTTTTACTATCGCATCCGTATTAGAAACAGCTATTGCTAACCTATTTTTAGGATTTAGTAATATCGCTGGTGACTCTGATGCTAATCTAGCTGATAGTGATATCTTAAATGCTATTGCTACTCTAGAAACTAACATCAAAGGTAATATATATAATGGTGATGTAGCTTTCTTCTTTCATCCAATGACATTTTGGAGACAAGTACAAGCTTTAGATAAATTTTCTTTAGCTGATTCTTCTCCAGTCCAAGACCCAGTTGCTAAGAGGCCTATGGCTGCACTATACGGAATTCCTGTATATGTTTCAGTCAGTGTGCCTGAAATTGACACAACTGGTCGTGGAAACTGCTTAGCCCACAAAGACGCTATTCATTTTGCTACTCTAGCTCTAGGAGCTGGTGGTTCAATGGGTTCTTATGTAGGTACAAGTGGTGTCCGCACACAAGCTGGTTACGAATTAGATTATCTTGGAACACTTGTTGTTTCAGATATAGCATATGGTGTTATTGAGAATAGAGATGACGCTGGTGTATTAATATTAAGTCATGCTACTAGAGCTTAAACGCTTTATTAGTTAATTTAATTACTTGGGGGGGATTGTCAGACCTTCTTCCCCCAGGTCTGAAAGTAATATGAAAAAACAATCAAAAGTCAATGTTGCTCCAAATTTAGAAAAAATCAGTACGATTATTGATAAAGATGGCAACAAACTAGACAAAATAAAAGGAAATATAATTGAAAGAAAGATAGAACCTTATCAACCAAGTAAAGATGAACCAAAATCTTCTATTAGTAGTAAAATAGAAGAAAAGATTAACGCTAAAATTAACGAGATAGTAGATAAAAAGATAGAAGAAATATTAAACAAAATGTTATGAGAGTATACTTTATAGGTAGCTTATCAGATGGTTGCTATCAAGTAAGGTGTTTATTACCTCAAATACATAACGGGTGGAATGGCTCAAAGAATAATTTAGCAGAACCCAGAAAATCTAACGAACAGGTATTAAGAGAAGCGATGTTAGCTGATATAATAGTATTTCAAAGACCAATGGAAAAAGAAAAGTTAGAAGTAATTGATTATCTTAAAGAGATAGGTAAAAAGATAGTATTTGATAATGATGATACTTATATCCCTAATAGTGGTGTTCCCACAACAATGAATAGAATTCATAAAAAATTAGGAACATTTAATAAGTTAAAAGAGATTGATAGTAATATAAGAAACTTTATTAAGAAAGCAGATTTAGTTACCACTACAACAGAATTCTTAGCACAAGAGTATAGACAACTAAACGATAAAGTAATAGTAATACCAAACTATATTGACCCTTTTAACTGGGATGAACCATTAAGAAACAAAGGAAAGAAGATAAGAGTAGGTTTAATTGGCTCTGTAGCTAGTAATGATGAGTATTTACACATAACAGACGCACTTGATTACCTTAAAAAAAGAGATGATGTAGAAATAGTAGTATTTGGATTACCCCCCAAAGGAACATCACAGCACGAGAAAGTAAGAGAGATTTATAAGAAAGAATTAGATTTCTGGGATAAGTATGTAGATGAAAGACAACCACAAGTTCCAATGGTAGATTACTTTAGCACCTTAAATAACCTTAGATTAGATTTAATGTTAATTCCAAGAAAAGAGAGTTATTTTAATAAGTGTAAATCTAACATTAAATATTTAGAAGCAAGTATGTTAGAAATACCGGTAATAGCTCAAAGTTTCTCTAATAATGATAGTTCTTATGATAAAGACATAGATGGAAAGAATGGTCTATTAGTTAAAGATAACTGGATACCAGCTATTAAAAAATTATTAGACAATAAGGATTTAAGACTTAAAATGGGAAAGACAGCTAAGGAATATACATTAAAACATTATAATATAGAAAATAATTATTTAAAATGGGCATTTGCCTACAAAATTATATGGAAATAACAAGAAAACAAATCATAGACGACAGAGAATTATTAAAAATATTACAAGAGAAGTCTAAATTACAAAAGGAAGTTGATACAAGAGTAGATAAGTTTAAAAACTTAACTGTTAAAGCAGATAGTTTAAAAACACAAATTGAAAAATTACAAGAAGAGTTTAGAATAGAACATAACAAAATTAAAGATGAGGTTCAAAAGATTGATGAAGAGCTTAAACCCTTTTTAACAAAGATACAAAGATACAAAGATAAGATTGACCCTATTATTAAAAAACATAATATTAAAGTAGGGGAATTTGAAGCTTTGTCTGAAACATTTATTGAAAATGGAAAAGTAGTCGTAAATATAATTGATTTAATTGAGAACTATAAACAACATTTAAGAAAACAAATAAATGACCAAAGAGCAAATAAAGCAAATCCAAAAGAAAAGAAGAAATAGAACTATTAAAGAAATAGCTGAAGATGTTTATCTAAAAAATAAAGAAAGGGAATACTTAAACAAGGTTAAGGTTTCAAGACTATGGAAATAAATAGATTAAAGGGAAAGTTATTGTAGAAAACATAATATTAAAATAAATGAAATAATAGAAGATAAAATAGCGGATATTATTATACCACATCACGATAGACACGATTTATTAAATACTCTTTTAAGGGGGATTAATAATAGATATAACATTATAATTGTTAGTGGTGGCTCATTTGGAGAGAATTGTAATAAAGGGGCCAGAATTGCTGAAACAGATAATCTTATATTTATGAATGATGATATAGAGATTACCGATAATCAGTTATATGAATTTATTGAAGCTATAAAGGACGATAATATAGTTGGCTCAACACAAATAGCTAATGGAAAATATATTAAAGGCATAATTCTTTATCAAGATGAAGAAGATAATATTAGACCACTATTAGACAAAGATAATGCCTTAATACCTAGTGGGTTTTTATTAGGAATAAAGAAGTCTAATTGGGAGAAGTTAAATGGCTTTGATACTCGCTTTGTTAATGGTAGTGAAGATGTAGATTTAGGATTAAGAGCTTTAGAAAGTGGTTTAAGGGTTAATATACTTGATTTAAAGATTATCCATAAAGAAAGCCAATCAACAGGTAGATTTAATAAATGTAAAGAGAATGAAGTATTATTTTGCTCTATATGGAGCAATAAGGATATAGCACGAAACAATATTATAGACGAATACTATAATTATAATAAAACCCTTAAAAAGAGAGATAGTAAAAGTAAAATATTATTAGCTTGTCAATCAATGGGAGATTTAACCGGTAGTCCTTTATACAACTATACATTAGCAAAAGAGTTAGCAAAAGATTATAATGTTTCAATGTTTTCTTTATGGAGTAATAATTACCTTAAAAAAGATTTATTAAAAGCTGGTGTAAAAATAGTTAATAATACTGATGGCGATTATGATTTAATATTAGTATCACAAGGCAATTTATCAACATTAAAAGATAAAAAGTTTAATGGTAAAGTAATTAATATAGTCCATAGTGAATATATCTATGAAGCTCCTTTAAAAGACGCTTATAAATGGGTAGCAATAAGACCAAGTATTAAAGAACATTTGATTAATAAATATGGAATACTAGAGAATAAAATAGAAGTAATTTATAATGGAATTGATTTAGATAGATTTAAACCTATTAAAAAGACTGAACGAGATTATACAAAAGTAGTTATTCCAGCAAGTATTGATAATTTAAGACAAAAGTTTTTTAACTATTATACAGATAAAGCTAACAAAAATTTTAGAGTTTATATTTATGGAATGAATGGTGGAGGAAAGATTGAGAATAAGAAATATGTTTATGTTAAAGACCAAATAGATGATATTGAAAAACATATAGCAGATGCTGATATAGTAGCTGGTATCTTATTAGGTAGAGTTAATCTTGAAGCTAGGGCTTGTGATGTATTATCTTATATACATAATCCGGAAAACCCAGAAGAATACGAAACCTTTTATCCTTTAAGAGAAGACTTTGAAAAAAGACACGATATTAAAAATGTATCTAAACAAATAATGAATTTATGAAAATAGTATTTTGGTTAGTAGGTTGCCCCTGTTCGGGAAAGACAACTTATAGCAAATTATTAGCTAAGAAACTTGGTTTAGAACCAATACACCTTGACTCTGTATATAATAGAACACAATTAGGAATGACAAGGGAAGAGGGATATAAGGACCTTTTAAAAGACATAGGAGAAGTAGTAGTTATGGAGGGTGGTATTCCTTTTAGAACAGACGAACCATACGATAATGATATGAATATCATTAAAGAATTAATTAAAGACTATAAATTAGTTTATGTAAATATAGAATTACCCTACTCTAATTGGTTAAGAAACTGGAAAACAAGAAAAGAAAATCCAGAAGAAAAAGCAGTTTTTAAAACAGAAGAACAATACCATTACTATAATAAATTATTTAGAAAAAGATTAGGTGAATTTATATTAGTAGAAAATCAAGAAGATTTAAGTAAAGTTAAAGTAAATGATATTAAACATTTAAGTTATCAGAAAGAAGGATTTACTGATTTAAAATTTAAAGACCTTAAAATAAATACTAAAGGAAAATCAGTTTTAGACTTAGGTTGTAATGCTGGAATGTTTGAAAACTATTGTGAAGGTGAATATATAGGATTAGATATTGTCGTGCCACCTATGAGAAAGAATATTTATAAGTTTGACCTTTATGAATTAGATAAGTGGAAGAAAAAGGCTGACATAGTAATATGTGTCTCATTATTTCACCACATACAAAAAGATAAAGATAAGTTTTTAAAAGAATGTGCTAGACTAACCAAAGAATTATTTGTTTTAGAAGGACCGGTAAGTAAGACTAAAAGTTATTATACAAGTTTAAATAGATTTATACCTAACATAGAAGAATTAAAAAAATGGTTAGAAAAGTATTTTAAGAATGTAAAAATAGTTGGGGAAAGTACCCCATCAGATGGTAGCTATAGAATAGTTTATCATTGTAAAAAATAACAATATATGAAGTATTCAAATACAACAACTAAAGACGGAAATTTAGGAGATGCCTATATAAGTGGTGATACAACTAGATTAAGACAAACAACTGCTAGAGTTAATAGAGCTTTAAGTAGTGTTTGGCATTTAATACATAATGCTACCGGTAATTGGAAATATGATGACAGCAATCAAACTGATTTACCTTATGCTACTGCTAATTTAGTATCAGGACAAGATGGTTATGTTTTGCCAACAGATATTTTAAGTGTTGAAAGAGTAGAGATTAAAGACGAGAACGATAACTGGGTGAAAATTCACCCCCTAACAGAAGTTCAAATACCTGGTGCTATTGATGAATTTCAAGAAACAGATGGTGCCCCATTTTATTATACTTTAGTAGGAAATGTTATTACTCTTTATCCAGCTTCTGATTATTCGCAAGACGTTTCTTTAAAGGTTTATTATTCAAGAAAGGGTGTAGAGTTTGCTTATGATGATACTACTGACGAACCAGGTTTTGCTTCTTTATATCATCAAATTATTCCTATTAAAGCAAGTATTGAATGGTATAAAGTAAAACAACCCAATTCCCCCACATTACAAATTTTAATGATGGATGAAGCTAAACTAGAAGCCCAGATTAAGGAACATTACAGTAAACGCTTTAAAGACCACAAACCAAGAATAAAAAGAGCTTATAAAAGTTATAAATAATTAAGGGTATTAACCCACTAATAAAAATATGAAAGAAATAACAAAAGTAGGAATAAAAACCATAATTACAGAAAAAGTAATTAGAGATGGTAAATTAATCTTAAAACAAGTTAGTGAAAATCTAACACCAAATACAGGCTTAGCCGCCTTTATTAAAAGATTAGGTGGAGATGGCTCAACTGCCGCTTTTACCTATATTGCTTTAGGAACAGGCACAACTGCTGCCGCAGTAGGTGATACAGCTTTAGAAACCGAGATTTCAGATAGCGGATTAGAAAGAGCTTCTGCTACTGTTAGTTATGAAACAATAGTTACAAGTGGCGACACTTTACAATTAGTTAAAGAGTTCATAGCAACTGGTGATAAAAGTGTAACAGAAATTGGTATTTTTAATGACGCTTCAGCTGGAACTTTAGGAGGTCGTACAGTTAAAACTGCTGTTCCTTTAGAAACTGATGATATTTATGAAGTAACATATTCTGTTATTTTGTCTAGGTCTTAGAATATGAAGAAGTGTCAATTTTGTAAACAAAATTTTACTAAAAATAAAACAGAGGGTCAAAGCTAATAAAATTATAGTAATAATCTAAATGATTACATATGATGAAGCTACAATTCAATATGACGCTTCTAATATCACTTATGACGGTTATAGCTTAATATTTGATTTAATTTCAGATAGCGTTAGTGTATCCGAAAATGTAAATAGACTTTTAGTTATATCAAGATTGTTAATTGATAACGCAAACATAAGTGAAGACACTTCAAGAAAAGTAGAAATTAAACGCACTCAAACAGATACTATAAATGTAAACGATACTGCTTTTAAAAGAATGTGTAGAATGGTAGCTGATACTCTTAATATATCAGATAATACTCATAAGAAATTAAGTAGAACATTAAGTGATACTCTTGAACTAACAGACAAAACTCTTAAAACAATAAAAAATTTTATATCAGATACTCTTAATATATCAGAAAATGTATCAAGGTTATTAAAAAGAAATATAATAGATAGTATAAAAGCAAGTGAAGTTTTAAAGAGATGTAAAAATGGAATTGAGTTAATATGGGAAAGATTAACAACTAAACCAACAACTGATTGGACTAATAATGATAAACCAACAACAAGCTGGAATAAATCAACTAAACCAACAACTGATTGGACTAATAATGATAAACCAAACAGGTGTTAAAATAAATATATATGGCAATAACACAACCTACATTTACAAATTCACTTAATAATCCTAGTCATTCAAAACTACATAGAGTTTTAGGTATAGACGATACAGCAGATGATGAGTCTGTTGTTATAGACAACAACGGCAACGTCGGCATCGGAACGACCGGTCCGGGCAGTAAGTTGGTGGTTAAAGGAGCAGGAACAACCAGTGCTACCTCTGGATTAAATGTAACT